TTTGAACCATTTTGGGTGAGTGTTCCCATACTCGGTTTGATTATGCACTTAGGTTTTTCAAAGGTATTAGATTGTCCCTGGACAAGACTTGAAAACCACTACCGTAAAAAAGTTGGTAAACCAACTATCAAAACATTCATCGGACATTATTTAAAAAATGAAAAAAAGTACTTGACTTGTATAGGTTTTTATTCGTATATTTAGACATAATAAATTGGGAAATTATATAAAAGTTGTATCAAAACATATTTTACGATAGAAGAGTAAACAAAATGCATATTTGGGATGACAAATTTGGTCACCAAACATTCCGTTATAAAAAATATTCATATGTTAAAAATAGAGCTGGAACTTTTACATCTCTTTATGGTGATAAATTAAAAAAAATCAACACTTGGGAAAAAGACCAACCAGAACTATTTGAATCTGATGTAAATCCTGAAATCAGAGTATTGGTTGACAACTATACTAATTCAGATGAACCATCAGTAGGTCACCGCACAATGATATTTGATATTGAGGTTGAAGTAACTGATGGATTTCCAGACCCACGAAAAGCTGCAAATAAAATAACTTCAATTGGTTTTAATGACCCCATCTTAGAAAAGTATTTCTGTTATGTATTAGACCCAACTGATAAATTAGAGTTGGGTGAAAGTAGAACCAAAGAAGATGGTGATACTATAGTTTCTTTTTACGATGAATATGATTTATTAAATGCATTCTTTAAAAAGTATATGGAAATACAACCAACCATATTAACAGGTTGGAATGTTGAGTTTTTTGATATAAATTATTTATATAATAGAGCTATTCAAGTTGTAGGTAGAGAAGTTGCTAATTTATTATCACCGATAGGGCAGGTTCAATGGAGTGATTTCAGTAAGAGGTATAAGATAGCTGGTGTAAGTGTTTTAGATTATCTTGCATTATACAAGAGATTTACATTTAGTGAACGTTCATCATACAGATTAGATGCTATTGGTGAATATGAAGTTGGTGAAAAAAAGGTTGCATATGATGGTACACTTAATGAGTTATATGAAAATGATTTAGATAAGTTCGTACAATATAACTTACAAGATGTAAAACTTGTCAAGAAGATTGATGATAAGTTAGATTTCATTGGAATCGCTCGTGGTTTGGCTCATCTTGGACACTGTCCGTATGAAGATGTATTTATGAGTTCTCGTTATTTAGAGGGTTCTATTTTAGTTTATTTAAAAAAGAAAAGTATTATAGCACCAAATAAACCATCAAGACCAAGAAAGTTTTCAAACGATAAGTTTGTCGGAGCATATGTTCAAGACCCACAAAAAGGTAAACACGAGTGGGTATATGACTTAGATATCACTTCTATGTATCCATCTTGTATTATGTCACTAAACATATCACCTGAAACAAAGTTGGGTAAGATTGAAGGTTGGAATCCTGAAGAGTTCATAAATAAAAAAAATAAAAAAACATATTCTGTAACTCAAGGTGAAAAGATACTAGGTAGATTTACTGAAGTTGAATTACAAAAGTTTTTAGATGGTAAAGAAGTCGGTGTTGCTACAAATGGTGTGATGTATCGTTCAGATAAAGATGGGTTATTACCGGCACTATTAAGAAAGTGGTTTGATGAACGAGTTGAGTATCGTAAATTATCAAAGAAATTTTATGAAGACGGTGATATAGCTAAATCAGAATACTTTGATAGAAGACAATATCTTCAGAAAGTTTTGTTAAATAGTTTATATGGTGTATTAGGATTACCTGTATTTCGTTTTTATGATTTAGATAATGCAGAGGCTGTTACATACACAGGTCAATCATTAATTAAGTTTACAAAGAAGATAGCAAACTCGTTTTATAATAAAGAACTAGGTGATACAAAAGACCACTGTATCTACATTGATACAGATTCAGTTTTTTATTCAGCTACACCTCTTGTAGAGAAAAGATTTCCTGAGTTAGATATTAAGAACGTAGATAAGATGTCTAAAGCTATTTTAAAGATTGTGGATGAAGTACAATCATATTTAAACACAAGTTATGTATACTTTGCTAAAAAGTTTTGTAATTTAGATAAACATAGATTTGATATCAAACAAGAAGTTATTGCAAAGAGTGGTTTATTCGTAACTAAGAAGAGATATGGTCTAAAGATTATCAACGACAATGGTAAAAAAGTTGATAAGATGATGGTTAAGGGATTAGATACAGTGCGTTCAAGTTTCCCTACAGCTATGAGAACAATGTTATCTAAAGTATTAGAAGACATTTTAATGGATGTACCACAGTCAAAGTTAGACACGTTTATTGTTAATTTTAAAAATAGTATGAAACTTATGGAGTTTGATAAAATCGCTATTCCGACAAGTGTTAAGGGTATTAGTAAGTATCACATAAGAGACGGTCAGATATTTAATTCATATAAGTTAGGAACTCCTGTTCACGTTAAGTCATCAATATTTTATAATGATTTTTTAAAGTACAAAAAAATATCAAACAGATATTCACCTATAGCAAACGGTGAAAAAATTAAATGGGTTTATTTGAAACAAAATCCTTTAGGTTTAAATACAATAGCTTACAAAGGACACGAAGACCCAATTGAATTATTAGATTTTATTAGAAAATATATAAATCACGACAAACTTTATAAACAAGCTTTACATAAAAAGATAATGATGTTATATGAAAGTATGAATTGGAGTGAACCAACTGATTCTACTAAAACTATTGAAAGATTTTTTTGATTTTGAGTAAACAAACTAATATATATATGTATATATGGTTATAAACATTAACAGGAGATGTTATGATAAGTAAACAAAAACTGGTCCGTTTCATTAATAAGTATTATTTGAACGGTACAGTAGGTTCTACTGTGTTCAACAGTAAAACAAGCAATCAACAACTAAGTACACGATTTGTCTCAGGAGATAAAAGTCTTTTGGGTGAAGTACAAATGAATAAATGGGAATATGAAGACGCTGATATGGGTGTGTATGATACTGAACAATTGTTGAAATTAGTATCAGTATTAGATGACGATATCGAATTTTCAATAAATAAAACAGGTAATACTGCTTTTTCAATTGAGTTAAAAGATGCGTATTCGGCAATCACTTATATGTTAAGTGATACATCTATAATTAATGAACCACCTCAGATGAAAGCAATTCCTGAATTTGAATTAGCGTTAAAGGTCACACCACAATTCATCAGTAAATTTATAAACGGTAAGTCAGCATTACCTGAAACTGATACATTCACAATAATTACTGATGAAGTAAGTAGTAAAACAAAATTAGTAATTGGTTACTCTGCAGTAAATACACATAGAGTTACAATTCCAGTCACAACTTCAAAGTTTGAAAACATAGATAATATTTCATTCAACGCTAACTTATTTAAAGAAGTATTGATTGCAAATAAAGATTGTGAAAGCGCAGAATTACAAATATCAAGTGATGGATTAGCTAAGATTAATTTTAAAATAGATGATTTTACTTCTACATATTGGTTAGTTGCTGTGAGTGACGTTGCTTGATGTCAAATACGTTATGGGTTGAAAAATATAGACCTTCAAATATAGATACATATATCGGTAATGAGCATTTACTTGAAAAAGTGTCTATGTATCTTGAAAGTGGAGACTTACCACATCTTTTACTATATGGGAAAGCTGGTACAGGTAAAACTACTCTGGCAAAGATTCTCTATACTAATATAGAATGTGATTATCTATACATAAACGCAAGTGATGAAAACAACGTAGATACAGTTAGAACTAAAGTTAAGAACTTTGCTTCAACTATTGGTTTCAAAGATATGAAAGTGATTATCTTAGACGAGTGTGATTATATTACACCAAACGCTCAAGCAGCTCTTCGTAATCTAATGGAAACCTTTAGTAAACATTGTAGGTTCATCTTAACTTGTAATTATGTAGAACGAATAATTGACCCGATACAATCAAGATGTCAATGTTTTCAGATTATTCCACCATCTAAAACAGAAGTTGCAAAACATCTTCATAGTATTTTGATTCAAGAAAATGTAATAGATAGTCCTGAAGATATAAAAGTGTTGGTAGAAAGTGGTTATCCTGATATTCGTAGGGTTATTAATTCAGCTCAAAGAAACGTAGTTAATGGTAGACTTAAATTAGATGTATCAAGTATTATACAAAATGATTATAAGTTAAAACTATTAAAGATTTTAGAAACACAGAATAAAAAAAATGCATTCAAAGAAATAAGACAACTATTAGCTGATAATAAGATTACAGATTACGCTGACTTGTTTCGTTTGTTATATGATGAAGTAGATGGTTACGGTAAAGGTCATTTAGCAGAATGTATTTTAATTATTGCAAGGTATGAACTATCAGATAGTCAGGTAGTTGATAAAGAAATAAACGCAATGGCTATGATAATAGAGATACTAGGAGTTATAAAATGAAAATAGATAGTACTGGATTTAAAGCCCTCGTAGGTTTTTTAATTACAATATCCACATTAGTTGGTACAGCATTCACAGTAGATAATCGATATGCTAAAAATGAGCAGGTAAAACAAGTAGAACAACAAGTTCAAAAAGTTGAAAAACGACTTGACAAAAAGATACTTAAAGATAGAGCTAATGCTCTACAAGAACGTATTTGGAAACTTGAAGACAGGTATAATGGTAAGAAGATTCCATCAGCGGTTAAAGAAGAGTTACGTAGAAATAAAGAAGAATTAGAAGAAATAAAAGAAGAGTTAAAAAAGTAATATGGACCCGTATCAAAGAAAACCTAAACGACAAAAAAAACAACCACAGGTTGATTTAAAACAAGCAGATACTATTAAATGTAGTGATTGTAATAACTATTTATTTATAACATCATTCGTATTAAAAAAGATATCCGCTTTAATGTCACCGAATGGACAAGAGGGAATAGTTCCACTTCAAGTATATAGTTGTGGTAATTGTGGAAAAGTTCCAAGTAAATTATTAGAAGGTTCGGGTTTAGAAGAAGAAACGAAACCAGATAGTTTTCCAAGTTTGGACATATGAGTGAAAAAATCTTCGGTAAAAAAGAAGAATCTATTCGACCACATCAAACAGATAACATCGGTTCAAAGTCCTAATTATTGGGAAGAGATATCAGAAGAAGATAAAAAAACTTGGTCTAACTACATGACTAATAGATTCTTATCTATGAATATGGAGTGGGTTGAGTTAGTAAATGAATTACAAAAGTATAACTTGAAGCCTAAAGAGTTGTATAAACTATACACAAATATTTTACCTAAAGGTAATCAATGGTTAAAATATACAAAAGGGAGAAATCAAATGGAACATCCAACATGGTTAATCAATATTGTAGCAAATCAAGAAAAATTCAGTAAGCGTGAAGCTTATGATATGATAGAAATGTTATATCTTACTGAAGGTGGTATGTTAGAATTAGGAGAAATCTGTACAAAATGGGGAGTTGAACCCAAGAAGATTGAAGATCTTGGTTTAAACGTTCTTGGTTCTGTCGGTGGATACACTGCTGGAAATGAATAAAAACACTTGACTTGTATATGATTTTATTCGTATATTTAGTTATGTAAATAGGGATATAATATGAAAGTTATAAAAGACTCTAAGAACGCTTCTTTGGATAAGATTGAGTCATCAATTATAGAAATGATGGAACAAGAATGGCCAGAGATGACAGAAGAGTTCAAGAAGATACAACGAGAACAATACGAATTGTTCTTACATAAGCAACACGACTATGGTCCTGGTAATATTTCGGTTGGTACGCAATTACAAACACCAGAAGAAGTGAAGCTATCACTTACTGGTTTGTGGTTTCGTATGAATGATAAACTACAACGAGTAAAAACCTTACTGATGAATGATAGAGAATCAGCAGTTAAAGAAGAACCATTAGAAGATGCTTATCTTGATGTTTCAAACTATGGAATTATGGCTACTATTGTTGGTCGTGATAAGTGGGGAAAATGAATAGAATAAGTTATAGTCAATATAATCAATGGGTTACTTGTCCGTATAAGTGGAAACTGAATTACATTGATAAGTTAAGTGTTT